TCTTTTATTCTTACACTAGATTGTATGTTCATATATTCTCCTTGTTGGTTAGTTTATTTTGGGGTAGGACATCTCGAGATTTATTACAAGTGAGCCAACCTACCCCCCTTGTGTTTAGGGTCAGCGTTCTATTAACTCGCCCAAACAAAAAGGTAGCCAACTCTCGCTGACTACCTCTATAATATACAACAATTAGTTGTTTATGTCAATCTATTTGAATTTTAACTGTGGCTCTATCTCTTTTAATCTTTCAGTAGTCTTATCTACAATTTCTTTTAAATCTTGTAAAGTTAAATCATGATGTTTAATTCTAATACTTAATAGCTTTTTACATATAGCAGTTAAAGTATAGAACTCACTTGATAATCTTGCTTGACTATCATGTTCCATAGTATTTTTTAAGACTTCTTGAAAGTCAATTATTTTACTCATTGTTCTCCTTTAGTTTTTTGCAATAGTGTACATACACTTTTACTTTCTTGCTATCAAAATGATAATATACATTGTCACTATCATAAGATGTTTTACTTTTAACATATTCCTCACAAGATTGGTAAGAAATAAACTTTTTTTTAACTACAAACTTAACTACTTCTTGTTGGTTTAAACCTGTAATTAATAATATTAACGCTTCAAACATTATAATCCTATCATTTTTAAACAGCCACCTAACATCATAAGTAATATAAATGGTGGCAGTATATATATTAATTTATCTTCTAAATGTAGCTTACCAAATGCTTTGAGTATAAGCATTATACTTATAACCCAAAGCAATATGGCAAAAATACTACTGCTCAATAGTATCTTTACTTTGTGTGGGTATTTCAACTTTGTGTTTTTCCCACATAGCTGTATCACTATTCCAATATACAAAGCATTCTTTAGCTTTAGCCATTTCATAAGCTAATTCTTGAGTAGGTTTTCCGTCATTCTCAATACGTGCTAAACAATTAATTAGCCGTTTTCTTAATGATCTTTTCCATTTCATTTCCCAAGAAGTATCTACGATTTTGTCATCTAACATATGTTTTTCCTTGTTGGTTGTTTAAACATATACACTATATCAAATTTGTTTTATAAAGTCAAACAAAAAACCCTAGCTAACGATTAAGCTAACTAGGGTTATTTTCTCAGGGGAGAAACTTTTATCGTACTATACTAACAAACTCCATAATGTGGATTTGGTGTTTTATTAGTTTTAACCTCATACGCATATTTATCTTTTATTTTTTCTTCTTTTATTTCTATTGTAATTCTTTTTAACAATAACTTATTTTGTTTTTCTTTTAAGGGTTGTAAAATTACTTCAAGTTTTTCTATTTCTTTATCTATTTTTATTTTTTTATCTTTTAGTTCTTTACATTTTATTTTATCTTCTACTGATTTTTTTTTATATTTTATAATAATATCATAAAAGAATTTAGTCACTATATCATAACTTCCCCCCATATTATTCTTCCCCCACAAGTTTTTTTAACTCATTAATTTGTGGCTCTCTTATGTTATCCAAATAATTAGATTGAGTTAGTATATTTTTTACTTTCTCAAATGAAGTTAATTTGAATAATAAGTCGTCCATTTTTTTCTGCTGATATATCCTATCTTTATTGCTATCAATAAGATAATCTCTTTGCATTCTTTTTATGTCTGTACTATGTACCATTTTATCTCCTTTGTTTATTCTTATAGTATATATAAAAAAACCCCCTGCGTCAAGCTGACACAAGGGGTTCTACGTCTGTTCAATCATTACGATTTCCTATTCTTTTTTTTTCACATAAAGGTCGCAATTATTAACAGTAAGATAGTTGCCCAAAAAAATGTGGCAAGTGTTATCTGCATATATATATACCTTTCCTTTCTTTTTTAGTTTATATATCAGCTTACACCTACTTTTTTTTTGTGTCAAGCCTATCTATATCTATGCAATCGGTCAGATAAATCTCTAATCTTCTTTTCTTTTTTATCTTTTATATAAACGTATATTGCTACTACTAATATACTTAAAAGAATTATTTTTAAATCTAATGGCATATTTTTTTCCTATATTTTATTGTTAAAACTAGGTAAGTATTTTATGAAATAAGCAATACCTATTCCAAAAACTAAAAACCCAGTAAATAAATCTAAATGTAATGCGATTATTACACCTAAAAAAATAATTATAAAACTTGTAGCAAACGCTAAAGCTAATAAATATTTCATATCTTTTTATTGTTTAAGTTGTAAATTGCTTTAATAAATAAAGATTTATTAAATTTATTATTATCTGCATAAAACAAATTAACAAAATCTTTTATTAATTTTATATTGTATGGCTTATGCTTAGATAAAACTTTTGCAATTTCTATATAATATTTTTTACTAATCATATTTCCCCCCTTTCAACCTCAAGTATATATGTTCAAATTGCATAGGTCAAGGGTTAAGCTATGCACAAATGGAATACCTTTATAGGTTGTGTGATGTTCTGCGTTTGTTCAGGTGTGACATAAGTATACAAGTTAAATCATTTAACTAACAAATAATTTTACAAATGAGTTGCAATAAAAGTTTTAAAATGCGATAAGTGTATATGGATATTCCTTTTAAAAATAAGAATAATTTAAAAGCATCAGTTATTGGTGTTGGTTATTCTAAAAATGAAAAGGAAAAAAACATGACAAAAAACGCAAAAAACGTAATGGAACAGAACGAAAGCATGGAAGAAAAAAATTTCATGAATTCATTAAAATCAAATGAAGCATTAAAATCTGTATTATTTAAAGCTAAAAATATTACAAAAAATTTAGCTTCAGTTGTAGTTCCACAAATGGCGACAGCAATAAAATCTTTAATGACTGAAGCAAGTTCAGGCAAAATTGAAATTAAAGATTGGAATACTATCAAATTTTTGAGGTCACATTGTTATGACTTAGCAAGTTATGACAGACAAAAAGACCTTAACCAAAATTTTGAGGTTTCCATTACAATGGCTGTAAGACTTGCAATAATGATGTTCAGCAAACCTGAACAGTTTGATGTAACTAAAAATAATGAAATCTTAGTTATGGACAAAGTGGCTACACCATTTATTGAACAGACTAAGCAAGGTCAAAAAGGTGGTAAAAAAAAGGTTAAGAATACTAGTGAGGAATTAGTTGAGATTGTTCCTAGTACAATTAACAAAATATGGAGTGCCGAATATCCGACAGTAAAAAGACCTAACGCAAAAAACTCTGTGAATATTTCTAGAAGTTTAAAAGAAGCATTAAGTATTTTAGAGAATTTACAGAATATTTGTGAAAGTAAAAACCCAGCTAAGTTGTTAGAAAAAATAAGTGACGAAGACGCTGGCGTTATTGGTAGCTTCGGTTTAATAGACTTTGCTAAAATTAGAGATACTTTCAGCAAGTATGAGGAAAGTTTGTCAGGCGATATTCAGGAAAAAATATCAGCTTAACTAAGTAAGTAAAAAGGAATATCCAATTAAACCCCTGACTAAATATCGGGGGTTTTTTTTTGATTGCTCTAAAAATAATCCATGCAATTTAAGCATGATACTTAGGTTTTTAAAAACTTACAGCCGTAGAGCTACATTTTGATAAGTGAGGTATGGCTTAATTCTAGCCGATTTATACCCATGCAGTTTTAACATGGCTCATCAAGTAATTACTAAAAATTTACTAAGTGATTTACAGGGTGGATATTAGTTACAAAATTCTAACCTACCTCAGTTGCTCATGGGTGTTAACTTAATTTAATTAAAAAAATTTATTATTACCCCTAGCTAGATTTGTGGGAAACTATTTTGTTTTTTGGCAGATAAGCCGTGATTTTATTACGTGGGCAGGCAGGGGACACCCCCCCTATACTATAGGATATATATACCAATACCATAAAATCTCTAAAACCCATGTAAACCACCTGGTGGCTACATTTTAGGTCTAAATATTCCGACAATATTTGTATGTATACCCTAAGGGGGTAGCTGTAAAAGTACCTATGCTGTGGGTATAGGACCCCCCTGGTGGGTACCAATTCTATTATACACCTCTATTCCGATTTTGTCAACAGTTAATTTGTGTAACTCTGTCGCAGCTACATAATAAATTAAAATATGTGTTGACAAAATTGATATAACCGCTATACTAGAAGAATAAGCAAGTGTAAATCAAAAGGACACAATTATTAATATAAAACAGAAAGAGGTCATCACTGGTTTACATGCTTAACTAGGGGAATTTTCCTAGGAATTCCCACAACTACAATAAAATAATGAATAACAAACAAACAGAACTGTCCTTTTGGGACATAATGGAAATAATAAATGCAAGACATGGATTCTACTATAATACCGAATCAAAAAAGAAGCTTGACAGATTCACAGGAAAAGTTTCTAAACGTATTGTTCGGAGAAGCCCAGGGAAATCCCAGAAGAGCGGGAGAATTAGCGGGTTACTCAGAACATTCTTATCCTAAAGTCGTACAGAATTTAAAAAAAGAAATAGTAGAACGTGCAGAGAGTTATCTAGCTGTACATTCTGCAAAAGCTGCAACTAAAATAGTTAATATGTTAGATGAGGATGGAACAACTCCACATGCTAACATAAGAATGGAAGCAGCTAAACAGATATTAGATAGAATTGGTATTGTTAAAAAAGATCAAATAGATATTAGTATGAAATCATTGCACGGAATATTTGTATTACCAGCAAAGGATGATGATAAAGAAAAAATCTAGAACAATTCCATTTGGTTATAAGTCAAACTCATCAGGAGAATACTTAGAACCTATACAATCAGAATTAGAGGCACTTGATCAAGCAAAGAATTATTTGAAGACTTGTTCATTGAGAGAAACTTCAGAATGGCTTCATAGAAAAACAGGAAGATACATATCACATGTCGGACTTAAAAAAAGAATTGACCGAGGTAGCCCCTCCGAAGCCAAAGACGAAAGAGGTCAAGCAGAAAGCAAAGAACTCAGCCAAACAGATTTTAGCACGGACACGAACTAAAGTTGCTAAAGCAGAGCAGACATTAAGATCTGCTAAGCGTCACGCAGAAAATGTTAAAAGTAAATTGTTAACCATCAATAAAACATTAGATGGAAAAGAACAACAATTAATAACTGAAGACATAATCAAGAGTGCTCCCAAGGCAATACAAGAGCACATAAAAACGCAAGAAGTAATCTTCAAACCTAACTCAGGTCCACAGACAGAATTTCTTGCAGCTTCTGAAAGAGAAGTATTTTATGGCGGAGCAAGAGGCGGTGGTAAATCATACGCAATGCTTATAGA